CGCTCAGTTGGTTCGTGGTGCATTCCGTGTTCTCACTCTCAAGCTTGGTAAGGCTAAGGTGCCACTCATCGTGACCAATCACGTTTATGATGTAGTCGGCTCTTATGTGCCAACGAAGAAGATGGGTGGTGGTTCTGGTCTTGAATATGCTGCATCGACTATTCTATTTCTGTCTAAGAAGAAGGACAAGGATAAAGACAATCAGGTCACTGGTGCAATCATCACAGCCAATCTCAAGAAGGCTCGTTTGACGATTGAGAACAAGAAGGTCGAAACTCTGCTCGACTATTCTGACGGTCTTGATCCATACTACGGTCTAGTCGATTTGGCTGAGAAGTTTGAAATCATCAAGAAGGTTTCTACTCGGTATGAATTGCCAAATGGAATAAAAGTATTTGAGTCCGCTATTCTCAAAGAGCCTGAGAAGTATTTTACCAAGGACATTCTGGATCAGATTGACGAAGCTTGTAAGAATGAGTTCCTCTACGGTAAGTCTAATGTCACAACTGCGGAAGAAGGAGAAAAAGAATGATTGTAGGACAAGATTTTCGTTTTCGTGATGATATGAAAGAAGACACTGTTCCCATTGAAATCTTGACTAAGCCCTACAATGGTGTTATACTTCGCTTTACAGAAGTTGCGGTACAAGAGTTGGAAGACGGTACTGCAAAGGTCAAGTTTCAGTATGATCTCTACGCAATGGGTGATCACACTGAAACAAGTTTGAGAAAAGATGTCAAATTTACAGAATTTGCAGGTCTTATTTTAAATACGATTATTTTGGAAGCGGCGGAGAATCCTGATAATGAAGTTGGAACAGACAATACTACGGAATTTGTTGAGGAATGAAGACTATACTCGTAAGGTTCTTCCCTTCATCAAGGACGAATATTTTACCGTAGAAGAAGATCGTGTTCTCTATAAGGAGATCAAGAACTTTGTTCTCAAGTACAATAAAACTCCAACTCTTGATGCTCTTCAGATTGAGATCGATTCTCTCAACGGACTGAAAGAAGATCAGATCAAGAATATCACTACCACAATTAGTGATTTTCGTAGCAACACTGATGACACAAACATTGATTGGCTTGTTGATAGTACAGAAAAGTTCTGTCAAGAAAAAGCATTGTATCATGCGATTATGTCTTCAATCGAAATCATGAATAACAAGAATGGCTCTCTTACAACGGGAGCCATTCCCTCTATTCTATCTGATGCTTTGGCTGTATCGTTTGATCCGAACGTTGGTCACGACTATCTGGAAGATTTTGATAAGCGATATGATTACTATCATCGTGTGCTTGAGAAGATTCCTTTTGATCTAGAGTTCTTTAACAAGATCACGAAAGATGGACTGCCGAAGAAGACGCTGAACATTGCACTTGCTGGCACTGGTGTCGGTAAATCTTTGTTCATGTGTCACGTTGCTGCTTCCGCTCTCAATCAAGGCAAGAATGTATTGTATATCACTCTTGAGTTGGCTGAAGAAGAAGTTGCAAAGCGTATTGATGCCAATCTCATGAACATCACATTTGAAGACCTGATGGCTCTTCCGAAAGATATGTATGAGAAGAAAGCGAAGATACTAAAGTCTAGAACAAATGGCAAGTTGATCGTCAAGGAATATCCGACCGCTGGCGCATCTTCGATGCATTTCAAGGCTTTGCTAAATGAGTTGAACTTGAAGAAGTCTTTCAAGCCAGATATCATCTTCATTGATTATCTCAACATCTGTATGTCCTCGCGCGTGAAGCCTGGTTCTAATATCAATTCGTACACATACATCAAGTCTATTGCAGAAGAGTTGCGTGGTCTTGCTGTAGAGTTTGAAGTGCCTGTCGTTTCTGCTACTCAGACAACCAGAAGCGGTTTCACATCCTCTGACGTTGGTCTTGAAGATACTTCCGAATCATTTGGTCTGCCTGCAACGGCCGACTTCATGTTTGCTCTTATTTCTACCGAAGAACTTCAAGCACTCGGTCAGATCATGGTAAAGCAGTTGAAGAATCGATACAATGATCCAACTCAGAACAAACGATTTGTTCTTGGCATTGATAGAGCCAAGATGAAGTTGTATGATGTAGAAAATTCTGCCCAGATAGATATTGTTGATAGTGGTCAGACCAAGAACATTACGACAAACAAACCAGATGACAGAAAGAACAAGTTCAAGGCATTCAAAGTTTAATCATGGAGAAGAAAATGGATAACTATCATATCATGCCACTCAAGACCGACGATTTTGATTTCATCTGGTGTGTGATGGAAACATCAACCGATCAATTGATAAAGGCTTTTGAGTTTGAAGAAGAGGCTGAGGAGTATTGCGATTTCCTGAATGAAGGCGGTGCCTTTGATGGTTGGACTCCGCCGTTTATTCTACAGGAAGTTGTACTCACTCAGGACTTGAACCGAGAGTTTTCATCCTTTCTCTCAGCATGACGGCTCGGTAGGAAGCGGCTGGAGACGGGCGCTGGAAACGGCTGGTATGGATATATCTAGCCAATCCAACCCGCTCCAGCCGTCTCCTCCTGCGTCTGGATCGACCCCAATAAAATCAATCACTTAGCCGAACGATAAATCAAGCACTTAGCCCATGCTCTGGATGCATAGCAGGTATGCAAAAGGAACCCTTGAAAATCCGACTTGCCAACCCCATCTATAGTGTATGAGACGATCCAATGACTATCAGACAGACATGCGTTCCGCGCATATCAGACTTGCGTTTGCCGCTCTTGATAATCTGATCGACCGACACTATATCCAGTCTATGAGAAAGAGAGATCCGATGACCCTTGATGAAGCCGTTGAGATTGTGAAGAACTATACCGGTTGCGGTAACCTTCTACTCGACGGTCTTGAGCAGATCAAGCATGAAATGCAGCAGGAAGATGCCGATGACTGGCTTAGCCAGCGTGAGAAAGCAGCTTACCGCCTCATCTGCGCCAAAATGCGTCCCCTCTTCTTTGGAGAATAACATGACCCTTGCTGAACACCTTGCCGCCCTCAATGCTGAAAAGCTGGCTTGGATCGCCGAAGATCCGGACAATCGTTGGACGGGTCTCTATGTCGAGGAACTTGATTTCTGGGCCGAGATGGGCGTCACGACCGTGGCTGAGTTTAAGCGCCACGAAAACGAGACTTTGTTCTGGGAAATGTACAAGGACGTTACGGGTTTTCGCCCGCGTCATGTCAATCTCAAGGACATGTCCGACGAGGAACTGGAACGCGAGATTGATCTTCTCGGCCGCATGATGGAAGATGAAATCAAGCGCGAGGAAGAGTGGCAGCGTCAGGAAGAAGAATATCGCCTTGAAGAAGAGGCGAAGCGGGCTGCGTGGTTGGCTGAACAGCCCGAGGTCATTGACTATGTTGCTTGTCGCTATCAGGAAGGTTGGCTCTAATGTTTAGATTTCTTCTCGGCATGGTTATTGGTGCCTCGGCCACTTCTGGTCTTGGACTGTCACTTGTAATGGGTGCTGTCGGTTTAGGCTTCATGGCTTGGGGCTTCTATGTGATGTATACCAATGGAGAGTTTGACAATGCTTGAACCTTATGAACGTTTCTTCATTTTGCGAAATGAAGACCATAGCTATCGCAAGGTCTACAATGCGCTTGGTCATGCCCGCAATGCTTGTTTCAAGATGAATGGAATGGCAAAGCTTAAGAACAAGAATGAAGTATATACGGTGGACGAAATCGTTCGTTGGCGCCGTAGTTATGACCGTGTGGTTGAATCATCTGTCGTATATGGATAAAAATGAAGACCTGTCTGCATTTCGTCGGTTTCAAGGATGAGAGGTATCTGACTGCCGTGCGTTTGTTTGGGCAGCCAGATTTCATTCATCCTGGTTGGGATCTCCGCGCTTTTCGTGAGATTGCACCAGGCGATACGGTTGTGTTTGCAAATGGCGACCATACACAGGCGCCGCGTAACAAGTCTTACAGTGACATAAAGGAATCTAATGTTTAAGGTGCAGAAAGATCAATTCAATACTGGTTTTCAAATCACGTTTGAAAACGGCTGGACCGTATCCGTGCAGTTTGGTCGTGGCAACTATTGTTCCAATCGTACTGAGTGGAATCCCATATCGGCTTCAGATCGTATTCTGTTTCAGAGTGAAGACGCGGAAGTGGCCGCGTGGGATGAGAACGGCATCTGGTATCAGTTCGAAAACGATACCGTGAAGGGCTACTGCAAGCCTGACGAGGTTGCTGACTTCATCGCTAAGGTAAAGGCATTCGCATGAATATTGAAATCAAGGGTAAGACCAAGGCCATGTGCAAGGCCGAAATCAAGTTTGCAACCGCATTCTTTGCTCAATATATCATGGGCACAAGACTAGCCAAGAATCTTGATATTGAGATTCAATTTGAGGATCAGGGTAAAGCCGAAGGATATTGTTCGCCTGTTGATGCTGAACGGCGTCCACGTTCTTTTGAGATTGGTATCAATCCCAAGCTGCGGCGTTTCAAGATGCTTCAGTGTCTCGCGCATGAAATGGTGCATGTTAAGCAGTATGCCCGTGGCGAGTTGTCTGCGGAACTAGTTACTGCCAAATGGCAGGGCAAGATTTACAAACTTTCCAATTCTTTTGAGGACTATCTCAACTGGCCTTGGGAAGTGGAAGCTTACGGTCGTGATCGTGCGTTGTATCTGTTCTATCAGGTGATGTTGAAGTCTGAAAAGGTTAAGTTCAAGAACGGAAAGATGTATATCAACGGCAAGTTGATGGTGCAAAAGTAGTTGACAATCCTACCAGATAGTGTAATATATACATCATGACAAACGATACATGGAAACCCAAAGTTGGTGATTTGCTTCACGTCCGTACAGAGTACAAGTATGGATGTCGGCATGATAAGTATATCAAGAGTGGAAAGGTAATCGCAAGTGAACGACATGATCCCAAAGGTACTTTTCGTCTATACACTGGCAATCCTCAGTATCCCGTTTCTCTTATCTCGCTTGAACGGGTCACTGGCATTAAGCTTCGTAAAGGTGCAGTCTAATGGTTAGGTCGTATGAAGTAGATTTTTCTATGGTTGACAATCGTGCAGGCTTCATGCTATATTGTTTTGAAGAAGACGATTGCATCTGGGAACAGTTCTTTCTAGATAGTGAAGATGCACATACGCATGGCAATCGTTTTCTCGACGGATGTTATGTTCGTGGATGGCCTTATGAGGTTGCTGCATAAATAGATATCAATGGCTCCTTAGCTCAGTTGGATAGAGCAACAGCCTTCTAAGCTGTGGGTCGCACGTTCGAATCGTGCAGGAGTCGCCAGCCCCTTTAGCCCAGCGGTAGAGGCAGTGGACTTAAAATCCATCAAGGGACAGTTCGAATCTGTCAAGGGGCACCAATTCGCGCCTTTAGCATAGCGGTTAATGCAGACGGCTCATAACCGTCCGATCCTCAGTTCGAATCTGAGCGGGCGCACCAATATAACGAGGACAAAATGAATAATCGTGAAGTGATCGGCGAATATGTCAAAGACAATCTCAAAGCCGAAATTGTGAAATATTCTTATGGCCCAAAGAGTGATTATCAGATCAACTTCTACGAAGATGACAAAATGATCGCAATCGAAACATATGTCGATCATAGCATTCGGTACTATGAAGATGCTGCTGAAAATTATATAAACGGTATCAAGAAAGTTTAACGGCGTGGGTGTTGGTACACGGGAGGCCCTTATAAAGCCTTTAGCACTAGATGAGTGTTCTTGACTTGGTTCGAATCCAAGCACGCCGACCAGCGAGTATGGTGAAACGGTAGACACAGCGGTCTCAAAATCCGCCGCGAAAGCATGGGGGTTCAAGTCCCTCTACTCGCACCAAATTATTTTCACAAGGCTTGACAAATTGACTTCCTTGTGATATAAATAGAATACAGTTTAAGAAAGACGGAAATGAAACATTATACCCCAAATACGATTAATCAAGGCACACGCCAGCCATCATGGGCAGGTGTAGGGGGTTCTATGCGTTAAGTCTCAAAGACAGACTTAGTTTCTTAGAACCCCGAGGCGAAAGTTTCGGGGTTCTTTCTTTTTGATACATGCAAAGACAACATAGCAAGTATGCAAAAATAAAAGTTGACTTTTTGATCCAGAGTTGCTATATTGTGTTTGTAAGTTGATTGAAAGAGTTTCCTAGCTGCGGGATAAGCAGCACCGCTGATTTACATTGTTAAGTTCTTTTTTCCTAGTGATATCAAAAACTAGGCGTACCGAATGACGAAACACAGGTGAGATTACTACGATTCGGCGTAGCCTCACATTCTATTATCACAGACACGTGGTGCTGTTCCTTAAGTTGGGTAAGAATGCTTCGGCAAATCGTCATCATGTGTCTTTGATAATAGAATATTGGATAGTAGCTCAGCCGGTAGTAGCGGATGACTGTTAATCATCAGGTCGTAGGTTCGATCCCTACCTATCCAGCCAATTCACGGTTCGTTAGAATTAGTGCGATTAAAGTAACGAGCCAGCAGGATGCATACTGTGACTGGTCTTCGCCGTGAAAATTAATTTGCGCCAGTAACTCAATGGTAGAGTAGCGGTCTCTTAAACCGAATGTCGTGAGTTCGATTCTCACCTGGCACACCAATTTTGCGGGCAGTTAGATAAGAGGGAAATACGCGCGTTGTTGTCACTAAGGCGACTAATACAAGTACCCGCCTGCAAAACTTATAATGGCCTATTAGTGAATGGATATCATACCTCTCTGTCTAAGAGGTGTAGCGAGTTTGAGTCTCGCATAGGTCGCCAATTGGAATGTAGTGTGGGTAGTAGGGCCAACTGTAAAATGGAAACCCCGATCAGCAACTCGCGTAAAAATACATTACATTCCAACTTATTAGTGACAATATGTCGCAGTGTCTAAGTTTGAGATTTGAGATATATACTTGTATAGGAGACAACTATGCAAACAAACAAAAACTCGTTGAATAATCTCAAACTTGGCAGCAAAATAAAAAAGACTTGCAATTTCTGTAAAAAAGAGTATACTGTATCCAACATTGCCAAACACGAACATTCCTGCAAAAGCAATCCTGCTAATCAAAAAGAATGTCCTGTTTGTAAGACGATGCACGGCAAAGATGGCATAACTTGTTCCTATGCCTGCTCAAACAAAATGTTTAGAAGCGGCGAAAAAAATGGAAATTGGAAACAAGATACGTACCAAACAACATGTTGGCTGTATCATGGCCGAAAGTGTTTAGTTTGCGGTGAAGAAAAGATTGTTGCTGCTCATCATGTGAATGAGAATCATAATGATAACAGACCAGAAAATCTGGTGCCATTATGTCCAACTCATCATCAATACATTCATAGCAGATACAAAGACGAGGTTCTTCCTATTGTGGAAGAATATGTAAGTAAGTTTCAACAGCGTGTACGAGAGCCTGGTTTCATCCCGTAGATTTGGAATCTACGAACGCTGGTTCAAATCCAGCCACGCTGACCAATTCGCATTATGAATGCACTAGAGTTGTCTTGTCTCACACTGGCACAAGACAGAAAGGTGACAGCGGGCTCTTCACATCCCGTCGGTGCATTCATAAAAAAAGTCGCTGGATTACTATAGAGACGGACGGTGCACTCTGTCTCTTGTGCGTACCAGTAGAGGCGCCGCGCACCCCTCTATAAAAACGCGGATGCTATTTAATAGCTGGACTACTATAGAGTGGTTTCCATGGTCTGCTCTTGTGTTTACCAGTCGAGCACCCTTCTCGCTAAACGGGGACAGTTTTAAATCAGTGTAGTGTAACGGTAGCACGACAGTCTCCAAAACTGTTTGTCAGGGTTCAAATCCTTGCACTGGTGCCAATAAAATGGGCGTGGTAGAAGTCCACTGTATGGGTTGTTGACCCTAGCCCGTTTAGAAGAACGGTAACAGACCGCGAATCTGTGAGAACATGTGTGTATCGCAAACATACATTAAGTATCCCTATGATAAAAATGCTGGTCT